TCTTCGACTTCTTCAACTTCTTCGACTTCTGCTATTGGCTCGACTTCTTCAAGATCAACATTTGTCCTTGAGAATTTAGGAGCAGCATTCGTGATATCAGCACGAGATACTTTCTTTCCCATAATTTCAGAGACAGTATCAGTTTTCGGAGCGCCATCAGCAGTCCATTGATCATCATTGAAAATGTCGAGTTCAGCAAGAGCTTCTTTGATATCCATTTTATTTCTCCATTAGTAAGTAGTCGGCCCAATAAGGCCGACCACATTAATCATCAAGAAGAGTGATGTAGGTGATTTCAACAACACCATCAACAGTCAATACAACTGATTGATCATCAACAATGCCTATTGCATCGATAAGGACATTCAGGTTAACTTCAAGAGAACCATCAGTATTATCAAAAATAGCGTCAGTTGAATTGATTGCATTCACAACTGGCGAAACTTCAGCAGTCGCTGCTGGAATTGCAGTTGAAGCAATAATGTTGACATCAGTTCCATTGAGAGTAACGTCAGCAGTAGCGGTCGTGCCAATACTGAAATCACCTTCCCAATCAGCAGTGAGATTGGCATCAGCACCAGAGCCAGAGAATTGAAGTTTTGCAGCGGCACCAATCATTTTGATTTGTGCTTCTGGAAAATCGCCAATAACTACAGTTCCGAAACCGACTGCCGTGCTTGCAGCAGCGACAGTGACAGCAACACCACGAACAGCGAGTTGAAGTTTGCTTACGACTTGACGCTGTGCTTTACCACGCGACAATGAGCGAGGAAGTCCTTTGGTCATTTTGTGCCTCCAAAGATGAAAGTGAAAAGAGGGGCTTCGGCCCCTCTATTATGCTTCACGGCTTACGAGACGAGCGAACTTGATTTGCTTGCGTTCGGGATATACACGGTTCCACGAAGCTGCTTCATCAAGATCCGAAGATCCCGTTCCAGTGTTTGCAGGACCACCATCACCAGCAGTTCCAACCCAAGCGTGACCAGCAGGATGCAGAGTCCACATGACGCGCGAGTAGAGCACGTCTTGACCACCACCATTCCCACCACCAGCTTTGCGCTCAACTTCAGTTGCAACCGGAGGAGTGCCAACACCCATCTGAGTTGCACCAGCGCCGAAGAGCCAAGTATCGTAGACAGAGCCAGTCCGAGGAAGACCATCGTCAACAATGACTTCACGCCCAAGGAAAGTGGGAATATTGATTTCGCCACGAGCATCAGGAATAAAATCAATCAGGTTGTTTTTCTGCATACGGTTATAAACAACCGAGTGAACAGCACAGGCGACCAGATCTTCTTGCGAATCACCCATCGTCTGAGCAGCATCAAGAAATGCCTCTGCAGAAAAGTTGGTCACACCATCAACAAAACCACCACCGGAGATATCATTGATGTAATCACCAAAATCGTTTGCAGAGTTATCAGCGATAACGCCATTCCAAGTTGCAATGAATGCAGCTTGAAGACGACGAGTCCAGTATGCAGCGACGCGATTCGCAATTGCTTGCATCGGGTCAGCACCAGCAAGAATCGCAGCGAGGTCAGTAGTGGACCAGGAGTTGTTACGATTCAAGCGCACAGCGATTTCACGCTGAGTTTGGATTTTCAGCGGATTGGGCGGACGAGCCACACCAGTCGGAAGAGATGCATCAGCATCTGCGAAAGGCACAGAAGTGTCAGTCGAAATGCGATCAGCATCATTGTCAAGATCTCGGAACGACGGGACATTGAAAGTGATACCGCCACCAGAGAGAAGATTGTCAAGAGCTTCTGAACGAGAAAGCAGACCAGATTGAACCAGTCGAGACTTCTCTTCAGTGAGAACTTGCATATAAGGGGTGAATACTTCGGGGACGATGATGTCGCTCACCCGAGTCGTAGGACCTGCTGCCATGATTTGTCCTTTCAATGGCTATGTTGGGGAATGCGAACCCATGCTCGCTGATCGGGGAGATGACATCACGTCATCAAACGAATGCTTTATACCATACCCGCAAGGTAGAAAGATTGCAACAGTGTTTTTGTAACGAGTGCGCCCCTGGAGCTCCGGGCAAAACTCAACAGGGGCGCTTTAGCGGGAATCTGGGTGGAACTTCCCGCTAAGTCTTCACGGTTGCACGAGTAGCTCCAACTTTTGAATTAGCAGATTTTGCTGCTTCTTCAGCTTTCGCCAAACCATGTTCTCTAATATATTGTCCTTGTTTTGTAAGAGACCAGCCTTTTACAGACCAAGGATTGTCTTCTGAATCACCCATTCCACGTCCACCGCCAGCACCACCACCTTGAGAAGTAGGCCACCAATGGGGACGTTGAATCTGCATTTCTTTCAGGAATTGTTTTACATCTGCTCCAGGTGTCACACCTTTTGCATCAGCTTTAACAATGAACTGACCAGAAGTTTCATCTCGTTCAAGAAACATACCAGCAACCATTTCCACATCTGGAATAGCAGTTGGTAATACTTTCATTTCTATTGCTACTGCTCGAATAGCATCATTCCTATCACGATTAAGCAGAGAATTCTTCAAGTTAGAATTTTCAGTTTGAAGTGTTTCGAGAGTTGTTGCTGTTTCTCTCAGTTGTCGTTCAAGAGGAGCAGTCTTTTGTGATAGACGTGCTTCAACAAGAGATTGCAGTTTAGTCTCATCAAGAGAACCACCAGCAGCAGCTTCAAGTTCAGTGATGCGATCAAGCTGTGCCTGAATCTTGGTGGGATCATCTCCCAATCTGGTCCAAGGTTGAAGAGCTTGTTTTGCAGCCGCGTGATCAGCACGTTCTTTACGAAGTGCTTCCTGAACATTGAAAATATCTTGTTGAGTTTTCAACCCATTAACATGAGTGAGAACTGCTTTTCCATTGTCTTCAGAATAAAGTCCACGAAATGCTTCTGGAACTGCATCAATTGAATCGTAAGTAATTTCTAGCGGATCCATATCCGATTTTTCCTATCTTATTGGGCATCACGCCCTGTTAGAGTATAATGCCGCCGATAACGAAACAAATACCGCCGAACATTAGAGTGTAGATTGGATGATCTGCCCAAGCAGACTTAAGCCAATCAGTGAAATTTTCCAACATTGTCATTTGCTATCTCTCCCACTCGGGTTAGTAGTTTGACCTGGAGTTTTATTCTGACCTCCAGGATTATTCGGGTCATTAGGCTGAAGGGCAGCCCTATCACCAGAATCAGGTTTTGCAAAAACGAAATCTTCTTGGTCATTCTCTTTCTTGGCTTCTGCAAGCTCTTCTTCGAACGTTTTCGTCGTCATGTGACGCTTACGTGAGAGATCATGCATAGATTTAGCAGAGATCGGCCAACCAAGATTACGAGCAGTTGCAATTTCTACCATCGACTGTCCAGTCAATGGCATTTCACCAAATTCTTTATTTGCAAGAACTGAAACTTCTTCAGGGTTTTCACCCATCCATTCAGCTACAATTTTCAATATGTGTTCTAGTCCAGCAGCACCAGTGTCAGCAATAGTATTCAAGTCTGCTGTTCTAGCAGCAACTCGAATTCTAAGACTATCACCAGATTCACGTTCTCTGCTCGTGCTATCAAGAGTTTGTGCTCCCATACTAGAAGCACGTGCTTCAAGACGCTCAAGAGCTTGACGTTGTTCACTGAGACCAGCACTTGTCACGCCGACATATTTAGCATCGGCACCTTGGGGCAAATCAATCCGAGAACCTGCACCAACTCGAACTTCTTCTGTTTCGTCCCAAGCCCCACCAATTGTGACAAAAGTATCTTGACCCTGCATGAACAAATTCTGCCTGTAATCGGCATCTGCTCGATAGATTGTCATGCACATATTACCAAGATCCAATAGAGGTGGATCATCAACGTCTGGAGTAATATCACAAGAATTTATAAATACGAATGGAATCTTACTGAGAGTTCTGCCTCTCCATGTAGGAGTGATCAGTTTACTTTCATCAAAATTTTCTTCTTCAAATACACCTTGACGATAAACAGCTTCTTGTTCATTTTCAACAACGTCGCCGATTATCAAAACGCGATATTTCTGTTCTTCGTCCCAAGTGAAATCTGATTGACGTTCATATTCAGATTCATTGATAACAACTAGATTCAAACTCTGTGGAACAAGTTGCTCAACACGACCATCATCCCAATTAATGATTCTTTCAGGAACATAAGTCGCCAAATATGGTAGATCTTTTCCTGGGAGAGGTTTAGTCGCCAAATCAGCCATCAAACCAACGCGACCAGTCATCAATTGCTCAGTGTTAATCTTCCTTAGAAGCACAGGCAGTGATTCTCCCATCCGAGAAGTGATCTTCTCCATCACTTTCGGCATTTTAATTTCTGGTGGTTGTGAATGCATCATACCGATAGCCATCTGAATAGCTTCTCGGGTAAAATTAGGAAAACGAGCTCTTTTCTTGTAAGCATCATAGGCTTTATAGCCGACAGAAGTAATATTCGTCAAAGCACCATCAATGATATGACTGCTCGTCATAGGTAAATACAAAGAGCCACGAGATTTCACTGCTCGTTCGCCTTTATAGGCATCGCGCATTAAAACCCAATCATCTCTCGCATGAGATGCTTCAGGATGTGCTGATGAGAGTGAACTTACCATATTGCTGAGCCTATCCTAAAACATATTTGTCTTGCAAGCCTAATAGTTCCCGATTACTGATCCAGAAGAGCTAGGATGCTGAATAAAGCGAACGAGATAACGAGTTTCGTCTGCGATGTGATCTTCTGCGTCTGTATTTATATCGTCCATGTCTTTATCATCACGAGGTAATACAGGAACTGTCTCTATAAACCATTTACAATGCTCGAAGATGAAGAGTCCAGGTCTCTCACGAGGATACAATCTTTTCTCTTCATTTACTTTTTTCACGTTCGGCCAAGCATTTTTCAGCTTCTGACGCATTTGTGTCCAGCCTGTAGCACGACTTCCAGGACGTTTGTCTGCTGGATTCCATCTAATTCCTGGATATTTGAAGCCATCATCTAGTCGAACCTTGACTTTCATGTCTGTAGCAATGCAATTTCCATTTTCAGCAGCAAAAATTTGCGAATCTGCTACTCCAGGCTTTACTCTGCACCAGTTTTCAGCTTGGCGACGCCAACCCCACTCTAATTCTCTCTTAACTATACCTTCTGCGATCTCTGATGCGAGCAGATCTAGTCCTTCATTGGGCTTTCCAGTGCATCCATACCACTCCCGCACACGAAAAACGTCTCCACGAACTGTAGATCGCCAAGTTCCATCAGGCCATTGCACATCTGATCCATCAGAAATGGCCCACCACCCAACAGAGAAAGGTTTTGACGCGCCCCAGTCAAAAGAACGAATAATTCGCCAATTTTCAGGGATTTCAAACACTGGAACCACATTCCATTTCGGGTCCCACACATCGTCAAACATGCCTCCGGAGACGATGTCCCAAGAACCTTCAAGCCAAGCTGCTCTTTCAGCCGCATTACGAGCACTTGCAGCGATTTTCTGCTTATAATCAGGGTCAGCTTCCAAAAGAGCAATATTTTCGTCAATATGACTATGAATACTTAGTCTCGGTGGCTCTTTCATGCCATTTTCATCGACCAAGTCTTTCCGAACAATCATATTCATCACTCCAGGTTTGAAGCGATGTTTCACCCAATTGTGTCCAGGTCCATATGGGTTAGTCGTTGAGCGAACCATACGAGGCATACCCTTTTGTGAGCTTCGACAGCATGACATCATGCGTTTGTAACCCTCATCAGTCGGCCAGTTACAGAGCTCTTCCCATCCGATCCATGGGTATTCGTGTCCGTGATAGTTCCAGTAGTCATCACTCTTCATAAACTGACGAAGAAGAAGCTTTTCACCATCAGGCCAAGTCCAACTCGAATCAGATTGATTGAACTTCGCTTTCGGCCAAATTTGAGGAAACCATTTCTGTGTTTTCGAAATCACATCACCAAGCTGCTTGTAAGTCTGCCTGAACAGAATTCCTTTCCAAGCTGGTCCAAATCCTTTTCCAATATGCATACCGAATGACATAAGCAGACAATCTGTTTTCCCGCCTCCGCGAGTCCCTTCAAACAAAACTTCAAATATCGGAGTTGTCGAAAGAAAAGCCTCTTGGCTCCCCTTCATGGGTCTCCAGACAACATTATCAGGAAATTTCATTACTCTGCTCTATATCTTCACAATATTCTACCATTGCGTAGTTCTCTAAATTTTTAGCATAGAAGAGCAAATCCCTAACATTGGGCTCCCCTATATAAATCGTATCAATCTTACCACAGCCACAAGGGCAATCATACATGATCACCCCTCTCTTCGCTCCTAACCTCTGTGATACAGCAATGGCTTCGTCAGCAGTAAGAATCTTCAATACAGGAAATTCTGTAACTTCGGACACGATCATAATCCCAATAAATAGCACTCGTGCGCGCCATGTGATTTGACTATGTCAAAGGTAGCTCGTCTGAATAGCATAAACAAGCCTGAAATTCCGGTGATTCTTCGTGGATTGCCATAAAGTCCCATTCTGGGCAAAAATGAACTTTCTTCTTACCTTGTTTCTTATAATATTCTGCTAAGATTGCTTCATGATCCAGATTTTCTGTCATACTCCAACTCCCATAAATCGCGAAGTTCGGCGATATCGATTTCTGCTTGTTTCTGATCAAATGATGGTTTTTTCTCCCAGAACTCTAATTTCCGGTCACAAATAACCATTTCCTTACTGGCTTGATGTCTATCAATCATATTACCATTACGCAAGGTCAATTTTAAAAAGAACCAATTTTCTAAATGTCTTCGAAATTGTCTATTGGAGTCTAACTTTGAAAAATCGGGCATAGCTCCTGTGCGAATTTCGTTTTCATTGTATATGAGAAAAGCCATATGAGTCCATCTCCGTTTTTTATTTTTGGAATGCAGAAAGTGTCGGGTTGATTGACAAGTGGGGTGGAGGGAGAGCGGCCTACAGCCCCTAGCGGCCTACAGCCATGCTAGGGGCGGGGTAGTGCTAGGGCAGGGTTGCCAGCGTGGCAAGCAGACCGGCATAAGTATTGCATAGCACGTATGCAACAAACGCAACGCCCGCCAGTGGATAGAGAATATGTAACATTTTGCACCTTTAGGTTAAGTGTTGCCCCTGCCCTAGTGGCAGGGGCAGGGCAGGCTTAAGCCTTGCTGTTAGGGGCAGGGACAAGCCAGCCTTGCTTGGTGTGCGCAAACCAATTGGCGTGGGCATGTGCTGCACCGTTGGGCTTAGCACTAGTGCCCCAGCCTGTGCTTGGTTGCTTGCATGTGCTGCCAGCGGCGTTTGCGGCAAGCGCACTAGCATATTGCGCTTTTGTAAAGCCTGCCGGATTTGCCTTAAGCAAGCCTTGTGCTACTTGATAACAGTATGCGCGCACACTACCACCGCCTTGCGCTTTTGCAGGCCAGCCCCCCATTATATAAGTTGGTGCGGTAGGTGCTGCGGGCGCTGCGGTAGGTGCTGCGGGCGCTGCGGTAGGTGCT